ACTTCCGTCAAGTATATGCCTAGTGGCTGTGTTAGAATTAAGAGCGGCTAACTTTTGAACTCCAACCAAAGCATCTGGGTTTGGTGTAGAGCCATCTCTCGCTTCATTCAATCCTGTAACCGCTCTCATCATGTCTAAATAATGATTATAATTAGCGATAAGCATTTGTGTTTTAGATGCACCAGAGTTTGAGGTTAATTGCTGAATAGGAACTCTTCCTTGATTAAATTCACCTTCTTGAGTGTAACTACGGCCAATAACACTTCCTGTTTGAAAATATAACCGTAAAGCGTCTTCTGGATTATACCCTTGACCTGTACCTAAGTCCACCTCATTAAGTCCATCTGCGTCTATATAAACACCATCTGGGACAGTTCTAGCAATAACTTGCTGTAGTTTCAAGTGAGTAACTTGAATTAAATCAGCAAAAGGTATCATTCTTCTAACTAAAGATTCTATTACACCTTTATACATTCTAGGTGCAACGGCTACATAATTAGAAAGTGCGTGTTGGGAACTAGATTTAGGACGAACCATATTTTTTGCAAGCTCCCACTTTAAAATAATATTTGTTCCCATTACCATAATACCATCATACCAAACGTCAATAGTTTTTTCTACCTTTTCAAAATTACCCTCATCCATCATTTCTTCTGGAGGATTAAAAGTGTCATCTTTTTCTATCATACGGATATTATCATCCTCCATAATTTTTTTCTTATAAACCATCTTTTTTGTGGTTTTATAATTAAAATACATAAGAGTAACTGTGTCTCTATAGAATATATCGTTTTCGTAATATTGAGCGGTATTAAAATAATCATACCAATTTTGACTGTATTTTGATATTTTTTCTAAATCATCGTTAGTTAGTGTAGGGTCTATTTTGAGCAGCTCTGTTATTGGAACAGTTTTGATTTCACCCCAATAGAAACAATCTCTAAAGTAAGGGTCTTCTGTATAGCTGTGAACTAAGTTAGCTGGATCTACATAAGATATTTGAACTCCTGCTCCTGGGAGAAATTCATGTTTTGCTACAGCTATACCTGTAACCATCAAATCATAATCCAACCTTTTTCTTATATCATCATAATGACTTTCTGAAAACATAGTGTCTATGGCCTCCTCTTCTGCTATTTCTATAGCTGGCTTATAATTTAAATTCATATATAATGAGAGCTCCTCATCATTTGCTGGTAACTCATCAGGATTCATGATAAATGGATCAAAACCTGTTTGCTTTTGCACTGTGGTCAAAACTTCTTTAGCCGCCATCTGACCCTCAATCATATCCTGGTATTTACTTCTTTTAGATTGCGAGAGAGCGTCTTGAGCGTAGGCTTTTACTTTAAATAAACGATCAGACATTCCATTAACTACAATATCAACAAACTTTGGAATAATCGGAACAGGTGTCCAATCTAAATTCAAATAAGATAAATCACCATCTACAGCTAATTCATTTTTGTATTTAGCAATAGCCTGCTCACCTCTTGCATATAATCTTAATCTATTAAAATCTCGAAACTTACTGTAATATCTTGCGCCATTTGTGTCTTTACGAAACCATTCATATTGAATAGCTTGTCCAATTTGAAGCCCGTATTCTTTAGTTTCTTTTTCAGCGTCTGAAACAAAATAAGTGGGAAAACCTACTTCTTTAATGTTAATTGTGATTTCCTTCATTTAATTAGTTCACTTATAGATCCCTTGTTATTGTATCTTGCAAAGTTAAGACTTATTTTTGATTGTTTTGAAATAGGTAAATATAAGGATTTTTGGTTCGCCATGACCGCTAAACCAGAACTGATACTAGCGTCAAAATGTGTTCTATTGCTCACATCAAATCTAGCCCAATCTTCTAAAGTTCTATTGAAATACATAGTGCCCATTTCATAATTATCTCTATATGTACCTTCTAGATCCAGACCTATATGTTTTTCAATGTAAGATTCTATTGCAGCAGCGTGTGATTGTTTAACATCCTCAGAGGAATTTGGTATGCCACCAAGCTCTCTTTCCGATTTAGATAATTTAGTATAATGTTTATCAGGTCTATTCATACAATATCCTCTGTAGCCCCTATTTTTGAAATGATATAATAATCTGGGTTTGTTATTTTCTATAAGTATTGGCATACTGTAATATATACAAGCCATGAGGACTTCCTCAAAAAATATTTCTGCGGTTTGTGGCCTTGCTACATATTCTAAAAAAAACTCATTGCTAGGAGCTTCATCCATATTAAATTTAGTAAGACCATGCAGTGCTCCGTTAGAACCCCTGCCTCCTACTGTCCCTGATATATCATAGGAGTCACATCCAAACGCCCCAATATGTTCGTTTACCGGGTAATAAGTCCCCAGCTTAGTAATTTTTTTGTTAGTTAAATTTTTGTTTGGAAACCATGAAACTTTAAAACGCCCATTCCTATCTGGTGTCCATATTACTTCAGAATCTTTTTGACCGTTTTTCCAATAGAATTTACCTCTAGTAATGTGATGATCTAATATCAATGAATCATTGTAATCTATTTGCTGGTATATTTTTGTTAAATTAAACAAACTTCCTTTGCTTTCATCTCGAAAAGCGTGAGATTCTGTACGAGGAAACTGTCGGTAAAATTCATTCAAAGCATCTGCATCTTTTTTTAAAGACTCTACTTCTGCCTCCCAATAATCTATAGCTCCTGTATAAATATACTCCCCATCCACACCCAACACTTCTTCTTTTGGCTTATTAAAAACAGGCTGACCGTATCTATCTATAAAACCCTCCATGTTCCATTCCATAGGTATAAATAAATTGTAAAGACCACTTTTTGTCTGACCATTGTTATTTCTTTTTGTAACATCAGAATCGTTGTAAAGGTTTTTAAAATTTTCACCACCTTTACTTAATGAGTTCGATGTTGAGCCCATCATACACTTCCCTATAATTTTACTTCCTAACCTTAAACAAGTTTTAGTAACTCTCCAGTTGTTTAAAATGTTATTTGGTTTTATCCATTTACCACTTTCATCATGAACTAAGAGTAAAAGTTTTTCTCCGTCATAAGAGTTTTCGTCCGTATTCTTCCAGTCTATTGTTGTGTCAAGACCATCTAGTTCATCATCATAAACCTCGTGCATATTTTTCTTGGTTATTTTTGATGCCGGAACTCTAAAAGCTAACTCTGTTTTAGGCTTGTCCATACCATCCTGTATTGGTTTGAAAAAAAACGGCAGTCTGTTTGCTATGGGTACTACTTTGTCAGTAAACATTTTTTTTGCATCTGATCCTGTTTTTGATAATATTCCAACCCTTGAGTCTTTAGCTAATGTTCCTGTGTTTACACACTCTGATGACCCCATAAAAGAGAACCCAGATCTTCTGATTTTTAAGTAACATAAACCAAAACATCTTTTGTCTGCTTTACAGGCTTCCCAATAAATAAAAAATATTCTGTTTGCTTCTCTAAAATCAGGGTAACCTACATCTATATTTGTCCACTGTAAATACATATAGTGAGCTCCTGTTATGTAAGTTGGTTTTCCGTTGTTGTAAAACCAATGTCCTTGCTCTCTTCTATCAAACTCCTTTTCAATATAATCTATCCATCTATCTTTAAAATTTGTTGGCATTTCATTCCATTGAAATATAGAGTTGATTCGAGCTAGTTCTTGAGGTAAATCTTTACGCTCCCAGAATTGTTGTTTTTTTGAAAGACTTTTTTTGTATACATCTTTTTCAAACGGCAGTGCTATACATAAACCATTAATGTTTATAATAGATCCTATTTGTCCTGTTTTAGATATAACTACAACATCATACTTCATGTTGTATCCATACAACCAGGTTCTAGCTTTATTTTTTGTTTTGACAACCCCTGACGGTATGTAGTCTTCTAAAACCTGATACAGTTTATTTTGATCTTCTTTCAGCAAATCCTTGTCTGCTTTGAGATGGGGACTGGTCATTATTAATTATTTGTTTTTCATTTTCTATTCTACTTAATATATCAAACGCATCAAATATAGCAAGCTTTTTCGTGGCCGCTGCATTTTTTAATCTGTCTGCCGCTAACTCATCTTCTGGGTCAGGTTTTATAATATCCTCTTTTGCGACCTTAATTAACTGCTCAACAGCTATGTTACCCGCTTCAATTATTTTTTTCTTGAGTTCCTCTGGTTTCATTACTTATAATAATCTTTATTGTATGTATGGTGTCTGTAATTGACGACAATTTCTTCTCCTTTTTTAATATATTTTTGTGCTATTAAAATACTATTGCTGTTACCCTTAAAGTAGTAAAACTTTGCGTTGTGGTTTAGAGAATGATTAGTATATCTACCCGCATAAGTTCTTGTTTTGTTTATTGACCCATATCCTATTTCGTATCCCTTTTCCATGTCTTTAGTTGCAAATATTCCCTTTCCATGTATTTCTGAATTTAGTATCTCGTAGTTGTTATTAAAATCATTTACGACAGGGCCTGCTTTTTTTAAAAACTCTTTTGATTTAAGATGTTTATTTAAAACTTGTAAATCTATATTAGCTTCTTTCAGCATCAACTCGAAATCAGTCATATTTTTACAGTTATTTGGTGGTCGTACATTCGATATAGTTTTTCCCCGTCAACTTCAAACTCATATTCACTATCGGGTTTAAAAATAACTCTATCTCCTTTTTTTACTCCTTTCGAAGATAGGTATTCGTTTGGATATTTCATAATACCAACAAGAGGTTCTTCTTTGTAGTTTTTTTCTAAAAATGAATCTTGTTTTTCTAGTGGCTGCACAAAACAGTATCTATCATGACATATCCAGTTATCGTCTTTTTTATACAAATAAAACTGATCGTTGTCAATAAAAAACAAATCATTCATAAAATAACTCTTACCACTTTTTCTTCTGCCCTTCATGTCATTATAAAATTTGAAACAGTTGTGATGCACAAGAAGTATATCTCCTGGTTTTATTTCTCCATGGTAATTTATAGGTGTACTAACAACTACACCATATCTGTTGGACGCTAAATGATTCTCTTCTGAAGTGCTAGTGATTATTTCTTTACCACTAATCTGCTTTGTATTATTATACCTTTTATTGTTTAATGGTTTTACTATAAAGTTAAACGGTGACTTCATCAAAAGTTTATATTATACTCTACGGCTATTGGCATAGAAGGTGAAAATTCTTTCCACAAAACAACTTCATCGTTTTTTTGAATCCATATTTTTACGGTATTTCTTTCGTTGTCGTATTGGATTAAGTGTATAAAATATTTTCCACCTAAAACTTCTTGGCCTATCAGATAGTGCATAGCGCTACTTTTGTAATCTGGCCCTATGGATATTTTCCGTATGTCCATTTTATTAAATTAAACTTATACAAAGATAGGAATAATTTAACGGCCTTGTCGGCGATACTTTTTCTTGTACAGTTTTGAAGATTTCAAACGAGATGTTTTGCTTTTTGCATGAACCCCTGGTCTCTTTTTTTTGTTTTTACCACGATAAACAAAAGCTACACTTTTAGCCATTCTTGTTCATCATTTGTGTCTTGTGTTTAGATCCCATTGAGCTTCCAAAGTAATAACCTATGACTTGTGTGAAAGCTGCAACCACAGCTCCAAAACCCATATCAAACAATCTTTGAGATTCTTTAGGTATTTCCCAAAGGCCTATTGCTCCAGCAACCACCGCAACAAAAGATAAGGTTATACCCCACCCAACAGTTTTAAATAATATATCGTTTGACCCTGCTTGGATAGCCGCCATTTCCCTTTGCCTAGCCGAAGCTCTATCTTGAACTTCTGCTTCGTAAGCTTCGAGAATCATTTCTTGTGCTTTTATTTTATCTTCAACTGGAGCATCTGCATTTTTGATAGAGGATATAACTTCTTCTACAGACATCTCACCTTGTATTAACGAGCCTAATGTTGGGTTAACCAAACCTACTGCTCCTTTTAATATTTTTCCTACTGTTGTTTGCCCAAACTTTTTCCTCGGTCTACTCATATTAAAATATATTTAGATTTACCATTTTCTTTTATAGCTTTTAGCAGCCTACCTCTGTTTCCATCTAGTGAATCGAAACTGACATGAACCCAGGCTGGGTTGTTGTCGTCACCAAACTCCCAAATCATTTGATCAAAATTTAAATTATCTCTTATATAGTTAAACATTTCTGCGTTTGTTTTATAACCAAATGTATCATCTATATCAATCGCCCTTCCTTCACAATGCTGTGATCGTTTGCTACCACCAATGGCTTTGTTAAGTTTTGGGGATCTATAAAAAGAGTTGATTTTAATTGGGCCTCCTACCCATAATCGTAAAGGCTCAAATATATTGTGGGCTACACCTGTCATGTTTGTTAAGGAAACTTCATCTGGTGTATTGTCTATATTTAATCGTAAAGCGGTGTTGGATTTTATAGCTTCTTTGTACGAAATATGTTTACTTATTCTTTCCATTCATTATATACCATTTATGCAATGTATATCCAATAGAAACTAAAAGTAATATAATTTTTAACAAAACATCAATTTGTGTCATAGATATTCCTAGAACAATTCCATTAATACTTAATATTTTTATATCACTAATTGACATTAGGTTTTATAATTATATATTCAACTTGGAGTTCGGTTAGTGTAGTATTGGTTTGATAGTAATCCATTCAGCAAAGATAAGTAATTATTTTTTTATTTATGTGATGCCGTATTTACCTTTTTGTGCGTCATACTTAGCATCTAGTTCAGTTGCTGTAAAAACGGTGTCGTAAGCTCTTATCTCTCCTAAATAACCATAACCACCGTATGGGCCACCATTGTCACTTAGAAAATTGATATCAGTGTCTGTTGTGTATTGTGGTGAAACAGTAGTTGAAAGAGAATTGTTATAATTGCTTTGACCAGGTTGATATCTGTTTATACTCCATTGATTATTAGGAAAGTCATAACAACCAACAAACATAAACCAATCAGAAGTAGTAACACTTCCAACATAATTAGCAGATACATCTGCATTTCCTGATGAATCATAAACATAAAAATTAAAACCTTGATATCCTGGGCTTGGATAATAATATCTGAAAGATGCTTGTGTGTTACCACTACTGTCGTTTCCATATAAAATAGCATTTAAGCCAGGTGTACCTGTAGGTATAGAAGTCATTCTCATCCAAAATAAATATGTTAATGTGTTTCCTGATTTTAAACTTAATGCTCCTCCATGTGTAGAACTAGGTATTTGAAAATAATCAGCTCTACTTGATAAGTCTAAATATGTAGCTCCATTTACAGTACCTGTAGAGGGAACGGGTGTTACTATCGTTGCATCATAATTGTTAGGACTCAAATCATACCAAGTCGTGCCGCTTCCAGTCCAAGAGTTAGAATTATTAGCATCTAACCATAGTATCTGATTTGCTTCTAAAGGCACATCAGCCTCATCGTCTATTGTAAACCAATTATTTCCATCCCAAAATTCAACTTTATTGTTATCACTGTTAAATCTCCATTCTCCAGAAGTTGGTGAGGTTGGTCTTTGTGCTGAAGTACCCACAGGAAGTTTTATAGCACCCGTTTCGGTTGATAAATCAAAAAGTTCTGTTTTATTTAATTTAGTTATTGCCATGCTATATAGTTATAGTTTGTGAAGAGCCTGTTGTGGCTGTAATTTCATAATAATAATCTGACCCAACGCTTTGTCCGCTAACGGATCCCCCTGTTTGTCCATTACAAGTCACTCCTGATGAAACACTTATAGTTGCAAATGAACCTCTTATGATAACCACACCAGATCCACCATTTCCAGAAGCTGCTGTTGCTGCTCCATCAGATCCGTTTCCTGTATTAGCAGCTTCATTGGATGAACCACCATCAGTCCATATACATCCATCTCCCCCCGCAGCATAAGTATTAGGGCTGCCTGTTATACTTACAGATAAACCACCTCCACCTGCTCCTGGCGCACTACTACTTGCTGCATTTCCACCAGCACCTGTAGCACCACCACCACCTGCTGCCGCATAAGGTGAAGATCCACTAGATGCACTACCCCCATTACTACCTTGAGCAGGTGATACTGTTGCGTTACCACCAGAACCACTGTAACCTGAGCCGCCACCTGAACCTCCTGTCCGACCACTAAACGGCCCACTAGAACCTCCGCCACCACCTGTTGATGTTATTGAAGCAAAAATAGAATCTTCTCCATCGCCTCCTGAAGTATAAGTATTAGGTGTGTTTGCCCCAGCCCCACCTTCTCCGACTGTGACCGTGTAGGGCGTTCCTTTGGTAAGCGTTATAGTTGGTTCAGCTGAGCCGCCACCTCCTGTGGTTGTACCAAAAGAAGTCCTAAGTCCGCCTGCTCCTCCACCTCCAGCACCAGACCCACCACTTCCAGTTCTAGATCCTCCTGCTCCACCTCCTGCTACTACTAAATAATGTACAACAAAAGTAAGGGCTTGGTTTACATAATTTTTCCACTCTGTTCCGTTGAAATGTTGCATTGTGCTTGTAGATGATGAGCTAGATTGATCCGTGTCGTTTCTTATCATACCCTCAGTAGCTGAGCCTGAAAATGCAGTGCCTTTCGGCATTTTTAGACCTTTTGTGGTATTTGTTAAATCAAAATCAACACTTGAAGCTATTACTTTTGTTATTGCCATTTTATATTTTTTTCCATGTTACATTTTCCTCATCCCAAACATACCGTTCCCCTTCTTTCGCTTCAGGTTTTTGTATCGGAGGTTCCCATACACAAGTGTCTTCGTTTAGTATCCAACTTGAATGTGGTTGCTGAGAATAAAAAGCATCTCTTACGGGGTCATATATATATTCCAAACCTGCATAGTTTTTTCTAAAAGGCGTACCTTCCTTGGTGTGTACCCCTGCTTTAGTGTTGTAAGATGTTCTCTTTACTATCATCTCGGGGTATCCATGGTTATAATATTTCTCCCAATACTCTGTTTTATCTTCTCCATTTTCATCTATTTCATTTGCACCTGGTATTACTTTAATAACATCACATAAGGATAGGTTTATTTTTTCTTTTATAGCATTTTCTTCTTCAACTAAATCAGAAAGCTTTTGTTGGTCTTCTTCAACATTTTCGTATGTCAGACTGCTTTGTTTTTCTTTAACTTCTTCAAGCTCTTTTAGGTATCCTTGAATATGCTTTTTATTTGATATGTATGCGTAGTGTGCCATATTAATTAGTAAATTGAACTTGAACTGTTGCGTTTCCTGTATCGGTAAAAGTAGTTATTTTATAACCAATTATACTTGTGGTATCTGTGCTATATGACACACCACCAGGTATAGTCATGCTATAAGAGTCAGGATACCTTAATATTACCACCCCAGGATTTCCGTTTGCCTGGGCGTTTGCACTGCCTGTGTTACCTGAAGCATAATTAGCTCCATTAGCACCTACCGATCCATACATAGCTTTACCACCGCCGCCACCTGCAGAGTAGTATAAAGTTGAGCCTGTAATGGTTGATGCTTTGGCTGCACCTCCTGCTCCTCCATTAGCACCGCT